CCCCCAATCAGCACCGCACGAATACTCGTCACATTCTCCGGCACCGTCCAAGTGCCGCTCTCCGTAAGCACTTCGACGGTATCGTAATATTCCTGTTCGCCAATGTCCGGCGGGAAATAATCAATCAGCACACTTTCCTCTGCCGCAAGTTTACCGGATACCGTAATATCCGCGCTTTCAATGCAGCCGGAGACTGTACCGCCGTAAGGATGCGCAATTTTCACTACATCGCCGGGGATTTCGCGTTTGGTTGCGATTTTGTAATTGATACGTTCGTTGTGGCTGTAATACTCGGCAAGGCGTTCTGCGACTGCCGTCGCGTTCACGAGAGATACGAGCGTTGCGCTCTCTACCTTAACCGTATTGTCGGATTGCGTAACGAGTTCGCGCGTTTTCGGTTTAATCTGCTGCATTACCTGTCGGGTAACGTGCGTATACTTTTTACCCGTCAGTACGCCCGAACCTGCCGAAACCGTTGCCCAGTTTGCACCGCTTGCAAGAATGGAAAAGCCGGATGCCACGAGGTCGTAGCACGGTTCGTCGAAGGTGATTTTGTCGCCTGCCGACGTTGTGCCCTTGAAAAGCTCCGTCGTTTCCGTTGCGCTCTGCGAATAGGCGTGTTCGGTTACAACCACCTCAGTTACCGGCGTTGCATAGTCAACTGTGCCGCTTGCGTAGATTTCGCCTGCGTCGATTGCGCTTGCCTCGCCGTTCCACAACCCTTCAATGCGAATTGCACCGTCAAAGTCAACCTTGAACGTTGCACCAATCGCAAAAAGCACCTGTGTGAGGTTTTCGCGCCGTGTTGCGATAGGAAGCCAACCGTAGAGCTTGATGTTCTGCAAGTTCGTTTTGGTATAAACCGTCAGCGGACTGCAAATGTCCTCGCACACTTCCTTCACGGTCTCGCCTGTGTAAATGCCGCCGTCATGGTAGGTCTCGTCAAGCAGACCGACGGTCGAAGTGCAGGCGAAATGATAGGTGTTGATGGACGTTCGGCTGATTTTCTGCACGTAGAAAATGCCCATCTGTTCATCGTCATGGAAGAAGGTCAAAGGCGTGTTGCGGATGAAATCGGTGAGAGAGGTGTCATCGCTGTCGATGTCAAAGCCGAATGTGTCAATTTCCTGCGACGCAGCAATCAGGGAACGCGCTTGATACAAGTTCCCCGATGTAACGTCTGTCGCCGAAAATTCTTTGTCCAGGTAAATGATTTTGTTTGTTCCCATGTGTCACGTCCTCTGCGGTGCCATCGCGATAAACTGGAAGGTCAGGCCGTTCCAGTACGACTCTTTGTCTGTCTTTACGATAAGATTATCCTGTCCGGAGGTCACGTAGGCGTTAAACGTAAGCGTTTTCTGCCCGTAAGGTAAAACTACCTTGTGGCTGTCCTCCGGTGCGCTCAGGACTTCATACAGCGCGTCGTAGTCGGCATATTTACCGACTACAGGCTGAATTGTCATCTCATAGTTATAAAACGTGCCGATAATATCGCGTATCATGCGGCCGCTTAAAGCACGTTCCGCGTTCTCGCCATCAAGTACTTGAAAACTGCGCTTCAAGCCGGTGACAAAAACGTTATAGTTTTTTCCGTCTACAGAAAGTAACATTTATGCACCACCTGTCACAAGATTTACGCCGCGGCGGCGTGTTTCGCTGCTGTTATACGCATTGGTAATGCGCGCGAACTTCGTACCGTCAATATACAGATTGATCGGCGCGTTGTTATTGCCCATACCGCCGCGCGCGTCCAGAGCTTTGTTGAAAGCGTCGATCATGGTAGACAACGGAGTTTCGACGTTCACGCCGCTTTTCTGGTCGCCCAGCAGCGCAAGAAACTGATTGTTCGGCGAGATTACCGCGCCGTTTGCCAGTGCCGGAACGTTCAGCGTCGGCATAGAGGCGTTAAGCGCAAAGGTGCTTGTTCCAGAGAACGCGCCGATAAGCGAGGAAATGCCGCTGCCGATACTGTTGCCGACCTTTCCGAGGAGGCCAATAACATATGCGAGCGCGTCGCCAAGCGCGGTAATTGCCTGCGTTGCGAGCTCGATTGCACCGATTACCGCAGAGCCGATAAAGCTGATGATCGGCTTTACAACCGCCCAAATCTGCTGTAATACGGGGGCGAGCGCTTCGCATACCTTTGCAATGGCCTGCAATGCCGCCGTGAGCAGGTCGAGCACCGCCGGGGCAGCCTTTTCGATAGTCCACTTGCCGAACGGCAGGAGGACGTTCTCATACGCCCACGACAGGCCGTTCATGATAATATCTACAAGCGGTTCAATCGCCGCCCACAGGTTGCGGAACGCCGTCATTAGCGGTTCAAAGTTGAGTCCGCTTGCCCAGTTCGCCGTGGCCTGCGACATTCTGTCAATGCCTGCAAGCACATCGTCGATGATTTTAAGGATGCTTGTCCAAATCGCGACGCCGTTACCGTTGTACTCCCATGCGGATTGCAGGTTTTCGGCAATGGACTTAATCGCGGTGATAATGTTCGTGATGATCGAGAGAATGTGCGCAAAGATACTTTGTCCCAGTCCGCCCTGCGTCCACGCCGTGATAAACGCCTGTCCGATGGAGTTAACAAGGTTCACGACCGCCGTAATCATCTGCATCAGCGCGCTTAACAGTCGCTCGCCTGCATTGCCGTCGTTCCACGCAGCGATAAAAGCTTGTCCGATTGCCGTAACAGCTTGAACAACGGTATTGATGAGGTTCATAATGCTTTGCAGCATTTGCTCTCCTACGTTGCCGGTATTCCATGCGTTCGTAAACGCGGTTGCAATCGAGGCAATCAGCTCGAGTATCATTTGCAGCAGGAGTTGCAGATTGTTCAGTGTTTCAACGCCCGTTCCATTGTTCCAGACGTTCATAAACGACCGACCGATAGACGTTACCATGTCTTTCAGCGCAGAAAGAGCTTTCTTTGCGCTGTCAATGGTCTGCTGTCCGTACTGCGCCCACGACTCCTGAAACGTTTTCCAGAAATCCGTGAGCCACTGCGGCATCTGGTTTTCCGCCGCGGAAAAGTCGGTATCAAACTTCGGCTTGCTCGGGTCCTCGGTCTTGTCCTCGGTCTTGTTCGTGAGCTTCTGCACTGTATCAAACGACGCAAGAGCCTTTTCAGCTTTCTTTGTCGCCTTTGTGGTGTCGTTTGTTGCGTCTGCCTGTTCCTCAAGCGCTTTAGCGTTGTCCTGCGCTTTCTGCGCCGTCGTTCCGAACACCGATGCGGTAAACTGTGCCATCTGTGCCGTTACCTGTGCAAGCGCCTGCATTAGTTTGTTCAGCCATGGCAAAATTGCCTCGTAGATCGGCTGAAAAGCCGTTAACAGATTGCTTTTTACTTGACCGAAAGACTTTGCAAACGTCTTGTTGGCAAGAAGTGCGCTCCCCAGACGGTTTGTCAATGCCGTCAGTGCTTTGGAAATCAAATTGAAAAAGAGCGCACCGGCAACAATGGATTTCAGACGAGTACCGAAAGAACGAATGCCGTTACCTGCCTTTTTCATCGATTTCGCCGAGGACTTGCCGAAACTTGAAAACTTTGCTTTGAGTTTGTCTACAGCCTTGCCGAGGGCGTTTCCGATGGAGTCTTTGAGCTTGCCGAACGTTGTTTTAACGCCGTTCCCCAGTTCAGAAAGCACGCGCTTAACCTTCGCAAATTTCGAGGTTGTCTGATTTGCGAAATCGCCCATTGCAGCTTTGGCCTGCGCAAACCCTGCCTGCATGGTCTCAAGTTTCGCCTGCTCATTGCTGAGACTGGATGCGACGTTCTGCCCTTCGGGGCTCATACGCGACGCTTCGGAAGCCTCTGCAAGTTGCTGCTTGAGCATTGCCGCCTTGTCGTCTGCGTTTCGCAGCGCTTCGGCGAGCTTGTCGGACTCAGCTACAAGGTTGTTCAGTTTTTGCGCCGACTCCGAAAATTCCTCCTGCGGAATTTCGCCCGTTGCCGCCTGCTTGAGTTTTGCATTATAGTCAGCCTGTGCCTTGACGATTTCCGCGTTGACTTCCTCAAGTCGCCCGGATAACCGTTCTGCCTCTTTGGATGTAGCGGCAAGGTCGGCTTTCATCTTCAAGCCTTTCGTGCCGCCAGCGGCGACCTTTTCCCACTGCGCGGCGAGCTTGTTCACCTTCGCGGTTTGCTTGTCGATGGCGGCTGACTGCTTTTCAATGTCTTTCGACATCTGTTCAAGCTGTTTCTTTGCCTGCTCGTCACTGATTGTTGCTTCAATTCGGATAGAGCCGTCCGCCATTTATTCACCGCCTTTCTATTTGATCTGCGCCCAGAATGCGTCTACTACTTCCTTCTCTTCCTCAGAAAGTGCAGGCGTGGGCGTAAGATTACGTTTGAGTCGTTCGTAGTCCTGCCGCTGCTTGCCCTTCATCTTGCTTGTGTCCGTGCCTCTGATCTGGATTGCATGAGAGATAGCAGAGTCCTCGTCAAGACTTTCCATCATCGCCATAAATTCAAACCAGTGCAAATTGATCTTGTGCAGTTCAATCCCGAACGTCTGCCGGAACGACGCATACAGCCGTGCGGCGTCATAGTCGAACCACAGCAGCCGTTTACCGCCCGGTTCGATTTCTTTATCGTCCCCGCATTGAATGAACCACTGTAGGCCTTCTAGGGCCACGTCAAGGGGCGGCATCCCTGCTCCGAAAAGCAGAGACAGCGCCACCATTACGCGGTCATTCTCGTTCAGCTCCGGGTCATCGAGCGCAAGGGAAATCTGAATGCCGATGCGGTAATCCGTGCGGATGAGATAGCCCTTGTAATCGCTCGGCAGGCGGTCGAGCAGCATGTTAAACACTGCCGACACGCTCCGAACTGTACTTGTTCATGTTCGCTACGCGCTTCTGTGCGTGCGCGTCTACGATCGGGATGAGCTGAGAGAAAAAGTCTAAGAACTGGTCAGAGGACGGAAGCACCGCGCCGAAAACCTTCTTGCAGGTATTCTCGCCGATGAGCGCGTCCGTTTTGTCGCGAATTTCCTTGTCAAATTCAACAACGGCATCAATCGCGCCCATAACGTCGTTGTCCTTTGCGGAAATGGCATCTGCCTTATCCTTGAGCTCGTTCAGCAGTTTGAAAAAGCCCTGAATAAAGCTGTCGTCCGAGAGGGGAAGCGAAATTGTTTCCCCTGCATCGTTTACCTCGATGATTTTAACGCCACTGTTTACGCGGATACTTTCCATTTCTTATTTCCTCCTTAAACTGCTACGTCAGCAGTGAATACCGGCGCGCCATCGGTGATCTTTACGGTACCGGGGATGGGGTCGCCGACATAGTTGATCGTAAATTCCTGCGTCGGGGTTGCGTCGCCATCGCCGCCGTAGCTGTCGAGCTGAATAGAGACCTCCTGCACCTCTGCAACGTAAGTTGCGCTAGCGCCATCGCCGGTAACGTCCCACAGGTCGACATTCAGCATCCATGCGTGCGCATCGGCCAGAATTGCGCGTGCGCGGCGCTTCTTGGTGATGAACGTGTATACCGGGTCGCCCTTCGTGCACTGCTGCGATACGGACATGTTCGGCTGATAGCCGGTCAGCTCCGTAGTCGCAGAGGACGAAATAATATCCTGCTCAGTCTCGGTCTGTGCGCCGAAATCAATAGCAGCACTCGTTACGTTCTTGCCTACGCGCGCCCAATTTGCGGCGGAATACTCGCCCATCTTGTCGGAAGTATCCAGAAAGTGTGCGATAAGGGAACGTTTTACCTTTTCAGTAGTTGCCATTTGTTACACCTCTACTTCATATTTCATGGTCATGAGAATTTGATAATCCTCGGTTAAATCTTCGTATCGAGCGATAAGCCCCGCAGGGGTCGTTCGCTCAACAGATGTGACGGTCATTCCCTCGCCGAGATCAGGCGGGTTTTCTTCCGCCCATGCTCCCAGCTCATTCAGCAAGGATTCAACGTCGAGACGTTCCTCGCTGTCGGTCGGCAGGGCGCGATACCTCACGCCGAACGGGTACTGTGCAGCATATCCGCCGTCAATGTACTGTGCGGTTTTATACGCGCTCTGTACACTGGTAAGCGTCATGCCTGACCGTTCCGGCGGGAGATATTCAAACTCGATTTCGGGAGCATAGCCTTTCAGCCATAAAAGAACAGCCCGTGAAACACCGTCTTGTTCACGAGCTGTTACCGTGTTCAATTTATCACTCATCGGTCAAAATCTTTCGCACTCCTTCCCTCCAGTGTTCCTCGTTCACCGCACGGCTTGCCTCAAACCAGTGTGGTTGTGCGTGTTTGTGCATCGCCTTGCTGTATTTGAGGTCTCGCTCGGTCAACACCTTGCGCACGCCCTTAGGCGCGAACGTGCTTCCTGTTGCCGGGTCGATCATAACCTTGCCGTAATACTGAAAACGTGCATACGGCGAGGCATACACGATGGTATGCCCGTGCCGCTGCACGTTCATTGCCAGCACTCCGGTTCGCGCCGGAATAAACGGGTCGGTGTCCTTGATGATCTCCTCAACAAGCCACGCATTCGCCTTTTCCACGCGCCCATCAAGCACGTTGTTTGGCAAGTGCAACTTCATAGAGTAACGTATCATCGGCCGCCCACCTCCAAATGCTGCAAGCCCCCGTAATCATACAGAGAGACGCTTGTAACGCGGTATGTCTCGTACTTCTCACGACATTTCTGGTAACTTCCTGCATCTGGCACATCGCCGCGCGCAAAATAGTCCTTTTCCGGGCTGATGATCTGCGTAAACGGTAAAGGGATATGCAGCGTTACACTATCTGCGCTGTTCTGTGCGGTTTTCGTTACGCTCGTGCCTCTGGTGCTTTCAAGCAAAACGCCCGTCAGAACAGTTCGGCCAGACGGCTGAAACAACGTTACAGTGTGGGGCAGTCGCATCCGCAGCACCTCCCACCTCGGTACAGCATTCCGGTATTTGCAAGATACATTTCCGCAGCCGCTTTGAGCTGTGCCTTTGCCTCCTGCATTGCCTCTGTGCCGCTGCGATAGCTTACAGACCAAGAGCCAACGCTCTCGCTCTGTTTCTCCTGCTCAGCAGATGCCGCGCGAGTTTGGAGCGTATCAATCACTTGATATTGCTCCGCGACCGCACAGCACGCCATCTTTGCAGGCTCGCTATCGTCAATTCTTCCGCGCGCAAGATAGGTAAGATACGCTACAGCGCGGCTTTCAAGGCGCGGAAACTCGTCCTCGGCAATCTGGTTGCCGAGGTACGTATCCTTGTAATATGCGTAATCTACCATTTGCGTTTGCTCCTTACGAAAGGGTTACGGATGCGGTGCCGCTCTTACTTGCGTCCTGCTTCGACTCAGCAGTTACCGTGAGGCTCGATGCAGTCTCCGCCTTGTCAACGGTCAGCAGGCCGTCTTCGGTGATCTTGGTGTTAGCCTTTGCGCCGCCGGAAACACTCCACGATACGCTGTCGGAAACAATGCCGTTACCGGTTACAGCCGCAGTAAACAGCTTGGAACCGCCCGCTGCAAGGCTTGCAGTCGCCGGAGTTACCTTTACAGTGGAAACAGTGCCGCCGTTGCCGTAAACGGAGAACGGGAACGGGTTTTCCATGTCCGCATTAAATGCAGTTACCGGGTTTGCGATCTCCCAGCCGAGGCGCATAACTGCGCGCAGCGCAACCATGTCGTTCTGCATAAGGTTGTACTGGATTGCCTTGGTAGACGGATCCTGAATAACGCCCTCGGTGAAGATCTTGAACGTGATATCCTGACGGATTGCGTACACGAGCTGCGACCAGTCGCCGACAATCATCTTTGCGAGCGTCGGGTCAAACGCGCCGTTGTTCGGGAAATACATATCCATGCCGTCCAGAGCGTAGCGAGACGCGCCCTGCATGTCAGTCTTAAAGATCGGCTGACCGGTGGTATCTACCAGGCCGCGCAGCTTGCCGCGCATCTGTACGGCGGATACAACGCCGTTCGGGCTGTAGCCGTCCAGTTCAACCTTTGCGATCAGGCCGTTCTCGCCCATGATGTCGCCGAAAGTGTCGGTAGAGGTCGGAACGCCGTTGCCTGCTGCAATCGCAGACGGGACAACGCCATCACGCCACGTGGTCGGCTTGTCAGCGCCGAACAGGATTGCGGCGTCAATCTTCTTGCCGAACGCCTCGACCAGACGCGGACGAACTTCACCCCAGATGTCGTAATCCGCATCATCCAGAACTGCCTCCGGGATGGGGACGATTACCGCGATTTCCTCGGCGTAAATCTTCTTCTTGTCCCATGCCATCTTGGTAGTCTGCTTGTACGCTGCGGAGTCAGCCGCGCCAGTGCCGGAAACCTCGCCGTTTACCCAGTAAGCGGTCGGCAGCATATCCAGAACGTTCATGGTCTGGGTCTTGCTGGTCATGTTCGGCAGGCGGCGAGCCATACGCAGCACTGCCGACTCTGCAACAGCGCCCTGAAGGATTTCACGAGTTACCGGCTCCGGGATGAGGCCGGAAAGGGAATTGCGGTCAATTACGTTATTTGCCATTGTTAAAAGCTCCTTTTCTTACTTGATTGCCCCACGAATAAGCGCGTTCATCGCTGCATTAGGGGCGTTTTTCTGGTTGCCATCGCCAACAGGCGCAGTCCAATCAAACGAGGTTCGCGGCCGACGTTCCTGCGCGATTGCATCCACAGCCTGTTCAAAGGTGGTCTTGTCATCTACCATCTTCGCGGCCTTGAACGCGATAAACTCCGCCTCGTCGCCGGTGAAACCCTTCGACGAAACGTATCTTTCGTGCTCGAGCTGTTCGATCTTCGCGTTCGCCGCCGAAAGGTTGCTTACTGCGGTGTCGCGCTCTTTGGTGATGTTGTTCATTCTGTCCTGCTCGGTCTGCTGACTGTCTTTCCACGTGCGGAATGCGTTCAGCTCTTCCTCGCTGGGCATTTTCTTCCGTTCACGGTCAAGGCGAGACTGGATCATCTTGTCTACGTCCGCCTGACTGAACGTCTTTTCCTGCTGTGCAGCAGTGTTGTTTTCCGCGCCCGGCGCGTTGGTGTTGGTAGCGTTGTTTTCCATTGTGGTCTCCTTGTTTAACGTCCTGTCGGACAATTTGGCAATAAAAAAAACACCGTGTTTCCACGATGCCAATTATTCAATTACTTTCATGCGGTTGGTCTGCGTCGGCAGGCTCGCCGCCCGGCTGAATTCGCGATATTCTTTCTTCAATCGGCGAATGCGAATGCCTGTTTGCTCTTCCTTGCCCGTCATTCCTGCGGCGTTGTACGCGGCTCTGCGGCGCTCCAGTTTGCGCACTGTGCGTTCTATCTTGCGCTGCATTTGCGTTGCTTCATAGGCGCTGTACGTGCGCCCCTCGAACTCCACAGGCGGTGGGTCGATGTTCGCAAGCTCGTCGTCTGTGTAGACGCGCTCAGAAACGCCCTCTAAAAACGCATGCCGATGATGCCTACAGTTAGCGCCCTCCAGACCGTCAACAGCACCCAATCCACAAACTTTGTAAATATTCGGGTATTTGCTGCCGTCTTTCGTGCTGTAAACCTTGCCCTGCCATGCCTTGTGGTTCTTCCATCCTGTGCCTTTATCACGCGCGCCGCGATGGGCGGTGATTTCGTACAGGTCAGTTTCCAGTGTTTCCGCAGCCGTTTCCGTGTATTTCGAGGTGAGCTGATTTAGCCCCGTGAAAATAGCTCTGCGCGCTGCAACGTCTGCATGGTCTCTGTGCCCTGTCGCATAGTCAATCGTGTATATGCCGCTGTCTGCAAGCTCTCTAACCGCATCCTCAAGTGACTGCTGCAACGTAAACGCGCCGGACTGCATTTTCACTTCTGCTTTGTCAAGGGCGGCTTGATACGCCTTTGCAATCGGCTGAAATGTAGCCTTTCCGTTTGTTTGCAGTGCAAAACCGAGAGAGCGCGTAATGTTGCGGTATCCGTCAAGCGTCTGTGACTGTATCTGCGCGATATCCGCAGCCGTCACCCAGAAAAGCGGTTCGGCAACACTCGCTTTGCTTGCAAGCTCGTTGTAATACTTCTGGTTGTATTCAACAACACGGTCAAGTGCTTCCTGCACCCGTGGAAGCGTCTCTTTGCTGTGCTTTGCAATCATTCGTTCGATGGTCTCCATATCCAGACCACGCGCACGCAGCGCGCGAATATCGTTTATGGTGACTTCGTTCAGCTCGCCGGTCAGCTTAAAGCGTGAACATATCTCGCGCAAGATGTCCTTTTCGAGCTCTCGCATTGCAACCGCAATCGGTTCGGGCGCCGCGTCGAGGTATTCCGGTGTGATTGGATACTTCATTCAATCTCATCTTCCCCCTCGTCTGTCATATCCTGCGCTTTCGGCAGCATTTTCTTCGCCGTCTCATCATCTTCATTGAGCCACTTAGCGCGGAATTCCCAGTCATTCATAATGCCTGCGTTAAGCAGCTGCATGTCTCGCGTGAAGTCCGTGCCCTTATCCTCGATGATGCTGTCGTCAAAGTCAATGCTGATTTCCACATCTTCATTCAGCCCGGCGTTCATTGCATCATTTCCGAGTCGCAGAATAATGCGGCACAGCTCCACAAGTGCCTGCTCAAGGATGATTTCATGCTTCTTGATCGTGCGGAACATGGTGCTGTTTTCGCTGATTACCTGCGTGGCGGTTGCAACGCTTGCGCCGTCGAAGTGGTAATAGCTCTCGCCGAAACCTGTCTTGGTTGACAGCAGGTTCAGCTGATCTTGAATGCCTCGATTGTGCTCGCCGGTTCTCAGCGTCATATCAATCGGCTGAATGATATTGCCATCCTGCGTATCCTCCGGCAGCACATAATATGCGAGCTCGTCCGGGTCGAATACCGGCTCGCCGTCAAGGTAATTCGTCGCAGCAGGCTTGACCATGATGCGCTTTTTGCCGAGCAGAAACTCGTTTACATAGCTGTCATATGCGATATCAACGCCTTTCAGAACGTCAATCGCGTTTGCATACACCGGAATGCCAAGCGGAATGTAATAGTCAAAGTTGTTCGCGATGTTCAAACGATCAATCACAAACTGCCGTTTGTTCGAACCAGTATGCACAACAGGAGGGATTTTCTCAAACCCCGGCACGTTCGCAAGACTTTCTTCAACCAAACTTTCATTTGTGATTTTGAAAATGCGGTTTTCGATGTCGTAAAGGCCGCTTCCATTTCGCTTGTGGATTTGCAGATAGCAGTAATCCTCGCCTTTCACGGTGGTTCTGCTGTCGAACGCGCATTCCATGATAACGCCGTTCTGCCATGCCAGAGGGAAAATGTGCTCTACAGTCACATAATCAATCTGAATGCCGTTTGCTGCGCCTGCAATAGGCTGTTCGCCGTCCGACACTGCACCGACAACACGCGGAATGTATGCGACCGTACCCAGTGCAGACTTCATTTCCTGCATCTCGTTCGCCTTTACCTCGAAGTTGTTCTCTTCAAAGATGCGGTCGACGAACGCCTGTTCTTTCTCGCCCTCCAAGGTGATCTTCACCTTTTCGTTCATGAGTAGGTTCGCCCAGTCCTCGGCTAACTTCTTCGCCATACCGAGCGTATATCGCTTGCAATGCACGGTTCGGCCGCAGTTCCGCACCTTGTAATGGTGGAATGACTTCACATCACCCACATACCAGCTGCGCCACTCCGCAACCTTACCGTAAAACTCGGGGGCGATTGTGTTATAGCCGAGCTCTTTCAGTTTTTCAATGATCGTCAAGCAATCACTCCCATTCTTCTGTAAACGCGCTCAAGGGCGTATCTCGTGGCGTCAATCAGATGGTTCTTTTCATCTGGATATCCGCTGATGATCTCGCCGTCCTTGTCGCGCTCATACTCATAGTTCACAAACTCATCATAGGCGTGCGGCGTTCGCTTGCGGTCGATGACAAGTGTCCTGCGCTGTAGCCACTTCATGCCGTACTCGACACTGCCGGGACCCTTCACAGCCTCTTTGGCAGGCAGTCGCATAGCGCGGTAGTCTGCAACACTTTTGGGCTCTGCACTGTCGCAGGTGATAAACGTATCATTATAGCCGCGCTCCATGATAATACCGGCGCTTTCCTCGTTGCTCAGCTTGTTTTTGTATATCTCATCGATAAAATACACCGCCTCCCGCGCCCTGTCGTAGTGGACGCGGATAAAAGCGAACGGGTCGGGGAACCATCCCCAGTCAGCGCCTTGATAGATATGATCGAACGTTGTCACCTCATCATCTGTGATTTCTCGCAGTTCAAGGTTTTCAAAGACGTTGCCGCCCGTGCCGACCGGAATGCCGAGGTATTCATGCTGATACGCTCGCTCGTTCGTCAGTTTTAGGTGCTCCGCCTCATAGATAAACTGATCGCCTAACCACTCGCGCGGCGCTTCAAGGTACGTGCTGCGGTGGCATAGACGATCAGGGCGTTCTTCCAAGCTGTCCTTGTTCGCCCAGTTGTCGCGGCTGATTGGTGGATTGTAACTCTCAAAGTTCCAGTACTTATCACCGCCGCGCATTGTAGACTGCAAGATCGTTCGGATTTCCGCGCGTCCTGCGAACTGGTCTTTTTCCTCGAAATGCGTAACAGCAATATAGCCAAACGGAACCTTGATTGACTTGATCTTCATCGGGTCATCAGCGCCGCGAAACATGATTTTCTGTCCGGTCGGGCGATATATCAGCTCCATCGGCGATACCTTCGTATCCCAGTAGTCAGCCATGCCCAACTCACCGATTGCCCACACATACTGCGCATATACGCTGTCGCGGATGGTGTTTGCAACCTTGCGTAACACAAGCGCATGCGTTCCGGGGTTGTGGATAAGCAGCAGCGGAACGACAATCGACACAAACGACGATTTCAGCGAGCCACGGCCGCCGCTCTCGTCGTAATGCGTGTGACCATGTGCAAACACATCGTGGGCAACGGCGTAAAATGCCGGTCCGATGATCTGCGAGAGCTTCACCTCAGACATCGATAATCACCTTCACGCCTTCGCTTTCGATTTTTTCCTCTACTGTGTCACGCTGTCCGAGGTACTGCTTGCCCAACCAGATAAGCATCTGGATGTTACCGCCACGAGCAGCTTTAAACTGCCAGTGTCGCAGGCTCAGCTTCATTTCTGCTACGCCCTTATAGTATGCTTCGGTTACATCGTCGCGGTTACTGAACGTCGATCGCGAAAAGTCCAAAGCCTTTGCAATTTCTTCTTGTGTATTGCCCTCACTTGCAAGCTCTTGCACCGCTTCGAGGTCAATCACTTTCTTTCTCCGTCCCATGTGCTACCTCCTTTCTTTCCCCAAAAGAAAACCGGCTGAGAATCATTTCCCAACCGGTAGACTTTTGAGTTTTGGTGTTTAGGCCGAGGATGAACGAGCGCCACGAGCGCCAGCAGCGCGACGGCCTACCGCAACACTGCGGCGGCGGTTTCTGGTTCTGCCGAAATTGGCAAGTCTGCCACTACCATAACCAGTACCCACGCTTTACACCTCCTCTCCGTCATTTTTGCTCATCTATGAGCCTGCCCAAGTATTCTTTTGAGCCTTTGCCGATACGCGCAAACCGCAAATCCTCGGTTTTAACCGGTCTTTTCACCGCTCGCGCGAATTCTTTTCCTTCGATATACTTCAAATCGCCGTCAAACTCCAGAGACTCCAAAAATTCCTCTTTCTGCGCACGGCTGGTGAAGCAGATGCAGCACCAATATTCGGTGTCGCACATATCCTTAAATCGCTTATTCTCGGCGCCCATGCGCTCACGGAAACTCTTTTCTACGTCTCCCAGCTCATCGAGGCACTCGCTTTCGAGCTGCTCTAATTCAATGTGATCGTCTTTTGTTTCCTTAACTTCGTTGTCGTTCCAATATCCCATTACAGCTCGCCCCTTCTGAATAACTCCAGTTCCGCCAGTGGGAACCATGTGATGATCTTTTCGTAATCCCTCGGGAAATTCTCCTTGATCGGCTTCAAGAACCGATAATCAATACCATCGAACGTTCTGCCGAACAGCTTATAGTCTACCGGCAGCCGAACACCGCTTGCATCAAATTCGCGCAGCAGATCGGCTTTTACCCAGTCGAACACCGGATAGAACCGCTTTGCATTGTGGTTGATCGCTCCATGTGTTTTCATGGCAATACGCCGCATAGGACTGTCTGCCATTCTAACGCCGGTCGCAGTGTATACGCATTCCGGCAGGCGCTTACATTCGCGGATGATCTCGCCAATTTCGGCATCATCATATTCTTCGCCGGGCAAATCCAGCGCCTCAATCTTGGTTACATGCTCAGGCGACTGGAATACCAGATTACGCAGCATGCGGTACAACGATCTGTGCGGCAGTCTGTAAATGTGAGTACCGAAAAAATCCTCATAGTATGCGAGGCTGTTTTCGACGAATTCCAGACCCGGCACAGTGTAACAATAATACGGGATTACATGCTTGAAATACTTTCTCAGCTGCAACCACGCCGCAATGCTGTCCTTACCTGTGGAAAATGCTAAGATCGCGGTATCGCATTCCTCTGCCATAGTACGGCAAAGGCTTTCGCCGCTGCTTGCATCTACTCTATCATACACTACGCTTTGTCCTCCTCTTTGTCTCGCTCCATCTGGCAATCAATCGCACGGGCGATAAAGCCATTCACGCTTTCGCTCCGGCCTTCCACATGGGATTTGATCTCTTCTTTTTTGCCTTTCGGCAGGGTTAAATTAACCCGGTCATAAGCCTTGTTGATGTACTTATTGGTTGCTTTCTGCTGTGCCTTGCTGGATGGCATATAACAGCACCTCCTGGAGTGCGACTGCTCCCAGTGCCCGACGCGCGAGCTGTGTGAGGCTCTATGCGCTTATGATAACCGCTAAGCAACATCTAAGCAACAACTAAGCAAAAGCACCTTCCCGAAGCCATCCCGGGGAGGTGCTTTTACTTATGACAATTGGAGGTGCAGCCACACGGAATCGCACCGCGTATCAACTTTCGGCTGCATATATACCGCTTGCGCGGTATGTGCGCGTATCGCTGCGCCTTGCGTCCGGCTTTACGGACGGTTTCCCGGCTTGCGCTCAGGGGCTGCTACAAAATAGGAAGTTCGAATTTTGAACCCCTCGCGCGCAGTTATCGGCCTGCAAACCGGCGGACTTTCACCGCAGGGCGCTACCCCGTTGCAGGGAATTACTCCCTGATACACGTGCTGCTGCGCTGTGTACTGACGCTTTGGCCCTGCGCAAGGCCTGCCAGGCAGTCCGGCAAAGTTCGCAAACAGATGCCCGTCTTTCCGGGGCGTCAGAATAGGTGTCGGCGCGCCGTTCCGTAAGCTGCGCCCGCGCCCGTCTTTCCGGGCTGTCAGATTATGGGCAGCCGTTCGGCTGTCTTTTTTTGCCCGCTCACCCTCATGCAGGCTTTGCGAGCAGATCGCCTTGCACATTGTTTCCGTGCAAGGCTGCGGATACAGAATTCGCCATATGCCGTCACTGCATTCTGCCACCCCGCCGCCCTCATGCAGGCTTTGGAGCATGTGCGGCATCTCTGCCGCGTTTCCTTGAACTGTATTCCCGAGAGCCAAATAGCCCGCGCGCCCTCGTGCAGACGCGGCGGACAGATCGAGGCGGTTTCCCGCCTCATTAGGGAATGCCTTTAGGGCGAAAGGAAGTGTGAGCCCCGCCGGCCTCGTGCAGCCTTTGGAGCGTGTCCCCCGCCGAAGCAGGGGAGAGAATTAGGAGGACATAACCGGAATTTATCAACCCGTGAATGCCGTGGTTTTGCTCCCTTGGAGCTCTTCCACGATATCAGTATATCATGTTATTGCGTATTGTGGGGTATTAACTTATCCACAGCATTCAGCGCCATTCTGTGCATATAGCCCTTCACGTGCGCCTCGCTGTAATGCAGCCGCCGCGCCGCCTGTGCCCACGTCGCGCCGTTTACGTAACGTTCAAGCAGCAGCGTTTGCAGCTCGTTGTCCCGCATCTCGCCCAGTACGCGCACGATCTCGCCGTAAATCTCCGCGAGCTCGTTTTCCTTCTCTGCGATCTTCTCGCCCAGTTCGATGTAGGGGTCTGCTTTGTTCCCCGTGCTCCCTTTTCCGCCCGGCGTATCCCTTACCGGCGCGGTTGCGCCCGTTGCCCGTGCATAGGCGCGTTTCCGCGCCTCCTGCAAGGCTGTAATCGTCTTTTCCAGTGCGCGCCCGCGCATCAGCCATTCTTTCGCTGTCATCGACTTGTAATCTCCTTGGTGCTTCCATCGTGCTTGAAAGCTATCCGTCTGTGGTAGCTTTCTGTTCTTTTTGTGCACCCTTCGCCCGGCTCGCATCCCCTTGAATGCCGGTTAACTAATGCGTAGTGGCACGCCCACAGTTTCAGATTTTTATAGTTGCCGAGCGTCCGCCAGTAAGCGCAGTTCCGGCACGGCGTATCACCATAATAAGTAACGCCCGACTTCCTCGCAGTATCGATCATTCATTTTCTCCTCTCCGAGTTCTTTTCTGATTGCCCTTACCACCGCCTCCCGCTTGTTCAATGTTTCCCCTCCCTGTCCGTAATGCCGTAGCGCCACACGAGGTAGCGCTTGATTTCTTTCAGATACTCTCTCATTTCAGGACTATACATTATCCGTCCAGCCACCTGTTTTCCAGTGCGCAGAAACCATATACCGCGCCGCCGGTCAGAGCAATCCATAATACACCGAACAAGATGATAGCAATATTACCTTGTCTTATAGCAAGGTTTACAATCGCCTGTGGTTCTGCGTCCGTATAAAACCTGTTGTTGTCTGCAATCATATGATCTTTGATTTGCGTATGTATACTGCCAACCATATTTGCGTCCACAGCTTCGTAATAATGCCGCACAAGTCTGCTGTCATAGATTGTATTGCCCTGTTGGTGCGCTGTAACGGAAAACTTATCCGCCGGGAATGATGCACCCATGAACATGTATGTTTCTGTGCTGTCTTTCTCCCGGTCAATCTCGTCCCACGTCCAATACGCCTCGGTGCGAGTGTATATGTGCCCCTTTCCGTCCGTAGAGGTTACAACGCGCGTGTGCATGGTATATTGCTCCGTGATTTTGGTCAGCTGCGCATATTCGCCATCTAAATCATCAGCCGAAACGGGTTGTTCAGCGATCAGATTGCCGTAAGCGATGACGTTTCCGAAATCGGTAGCCAGCGCGTACTGAAACTGCTCGTCGTCTGTGATCTGCGCTGCCGTGGTAAATTTCTCGTTTGTCTCAGCGATATGGTCACTGATTTTGCTACCGATCAGGAAGCCCAGCGCCAGCATAACAAACACGATTGCAACGCTGAACGCAATCTCACGGGGCTTAATCTCCATCGCTGTCACCGAACAGGTTCTGCGGAGCATCTTCCGGTGCATCGTAGTCCGTGTAGGTCGTGTCGATTGTCTGATAGTTCATTACCCTCAGCAGAAAACCGGTCGGGAAAGACCGTACCAGCTTGTTGTATGCCCGTACCTGCTGATTGTAGTTGTTGCGGTACTGCGCGATCTGGTTCTCGGTCAGCGCAAGTTCGGTCATGAGTTGCTTGTAATTTTCGTTTGCCTTGAGTTCCGGGTACTGCTCCGCAACAGCATTTAACGTAACCTGTGCTTCTTCTACCTTGCCCGATGCAGCAGCAGTGCGAGCCTGCGTAATCTTCGTCAGCGTGTCGCTCTCATAGGTCTGATAGGACTTTACTGCGTCCACCAGATTGTAAACGAGGTCAACACGGCGTTTCTCGGCTACCTGTACGTCGGCCGCCGCCGAACTGACCTGTTCCTCTGCCGACACCGCACGGTTATTGGCCGATATGAATGCAGCGGCGATCATAAGTACCAGCGCGGCCACGATAGCCAGCACGATTAAAGCAATTTTCTTCATTTCTGTTCCTCCATGTATTTTCTCATAGTTTGAACCGCAATGCGGCAGGCTTCGTCACACGCAGCCATCATCTTCTCGTGGCCTTGCAGACCGCCATAGTATTTGATCTCTCCTAACGCCTCGGCCGAGGTTTTCGGGTCGAGGATGCGGATTGCTTGGTTAATCGTCACAGTTCCACTCCTTCCACAAATGCGCCGACTTCCAGATCGTGCAGGTACTCTCCCATGTGCTTTTTCTGCTGCTTTAACAGCTCGATCGAGCACTTCGGCGTATACTCAAGCACGCCCGCCTCGTACTTCGTCACAATCCGGTGCAGCTTTTCGTAGCGTTCCTTCGTCTCGCGGTACTCGCGCTTCATGCGCTCCTGCCAACAATCAGGGTTTTCCATGTCTTGCAGTTCCGAGCAAACCTTTCCCGTTTCCTCTGCAAGTCCAGATACACCGTTCATATACTTTGCCAGCCGCAGGGCAGTAGAGCAAAGCATATAAAATTCGGTCCGCATTCTTGTACTTCCCCATTTTAAATCGCGTTCAGCCTGCCCTATATCTGCAATTCTGATAGCTGCATCAATCGTCATTTTTAGTCCTCCTCGTCAATTACGATGCCGCCATGAATAATGACGCGTTTATCGTTCAGATCGAAATATACCTCGTTATCGTTCTCGGAAACATCAAACTTACCGTTCCATTCTTTGATCTTCTCTCCGGTGTTGCTGTATACCGTTACCGTGCGATGCAGCCCGCCAGACACATCACTGCCGATGCTCTTAGCCACGCGATCGCAGCCAGCGCACCCAGAAAACAGCAGAGCCATCATAGCTACCAGCAGCGTTAAAATTGTTTTCTTCATTCCGTTACTCCCTCACATTCCGCCCCGCAAGCCGCATAGCCTGCAAGGTCAATCCAACTGTCAGCCTTTCCGCCGCCTGCCGCAATGCGTGCAATCTTGAGCAGCGCCATCATTACAGCAACGTCCTTTGCCTCTACGCGCACGTTCACGTCCCTTGTGCAGGCTTTGTTAAGATACGCCTCCCACAGTTCCGCAATCGTCTTAAAGTTATCCTCCGGTGTGCCGTAGTCCGTCTCGCGCTGTCCGCATACGCACTTCTCCGCCGCGTGCAGAATGTCCGCACGGGTCAGCCTGTGCTTCACGTCCTCGCCGTCCTTCTCGGCTGCCTCGGTAACGTCGGGCGTTTCGTCCTCGATTACCTCAAAGCCGCAGAGTGCCGCCGTTCCTCTCGGAAACCCGTTCCAAATAGTCGGGCACGGAATGTCGAAGGCTTTTGCAGCAATCATAGCCCTGCATCTTTCGCAGCTTTTGGCTTTGTCGCAAACCTCGATCCGCATCTCGGTTAAATCGTACACCTTCCCGTCTTTCTTAAACTTCATCGTTTTTCTCCTCCATCATTTCGTTCAGCCTGTCGGCAATCTGATCGTACTTGCGCTCTACCCAGATACCATACACAAAGAAGATAGTTGCCGCTACGATAAAAGCATAGCCGAGGATATCACCCATTGTTTTCCCTCCTGTTCCATGCCTTAATTACGTCCTCAACCGCGCTCGTTTCGATGCGCTCGCTGTCAACCAAAATCCGTGTGGTTGCACCGCACTTGGGGCAAAGCACCCTCACGCCGTTGCTTACAAACAGGCGACCTTTTCCGCCGCAAAACGGGCAAGGTTTCAGTTCAATCATTGTCTGTACCTCCGTCCATCTTTGCCCCGCAATTCGGGCAGTAATTAGTGTCTTTTGTCACATAGATACATGGGTTTTTGTGGCATACAGAGCATTCCCAATAATGTCCATGCCCTTCATGGCGAAGCAACCATTCCCCATGCACCACCGGCACAACGTCGGCGGCAGGCACACTCTCTATAATCTCTCTGAGATAATCCGCTTTACAGTCGTCGGCATCGCTTGAGATTGCAGTGTAATCGGCTTTCTCCACCGCCTTAATAGCGGCTTCACGGTTGATATACTCAGCCATTCGTTACCTCCATCGGACACCACTTTTTCCTTGTTTTTAATACGAGTGGGCTTTCCCGTGACATATCGCCAAACCCAATAAAAGGATATATGGGCCATCCGTATTTATCTTTTATGTCGCCAACACTTGGGTGTTCGCAGTAATATTTTCTCCGTCCGAGGGTTCCACATTGAGACTGCTGCCGCCCCCCTTGCCTGCAATATTGGCATTTCTTACAAGTCGTTTTCATTCCCTTGGCCATCGTCACCCTCCTATCTCGTCGCAATAACCTTGACTGCACACTCTCCGCGTCCTGCTACATACCACGCGCAGTTCTCGTGCACACACTCGGCAGACCATCTTTTATCCTTATCCGCCAGTAGGAACGGGCAAATTTCCTTTGTCCTGTTTGCCCAATTACTCCGGTTTTCACTCCACATCGTCCTCATCATCCTCCCAGTTATTGTCTACCCAATCACTGAACTCCTTGGTGCAGACAATGATATAGCGGTTTCCACTGCCGACTTTGATGTAAGCAGCGTCGAAGTTTTCCAATGCCTCGAATAGTTTTTTCATGTCATTCATTTTCGCTTCTCTCCCATCTCTCGCACGTCTCATCTTTCAACCGGAAATCTGCCCGGTGTTCGCTGTCGCCGTTGCAGCGTTCAAAACTGCTTCCTCAACCATTCACACCACCTCACCGAACGTCATTTGATCCTCGTCCTTCGGCTTGCACACTTCCTCGCAGTTGCGTGCCATCTGCGCGAAATAGCTCGGCTTCAGTTCAGCCGCTACCGCCCTGCGCCCCTGCTCGAGTGCGATGTACGGTTCACTGCCGATCCCGCCGAACGGAGAAAACACAACGTCACCGGGGTTTGTCCAAAGCTGCACCGCGCGTCTGATAACTTCCAGCTGCAACGGGCAGATATGCTTTTCGTCCTTGTCCTCGCGTGCCAGTCGCGCGTTAAGTACGTCGGTTCTGCGAATATCAAACCACACCGGGCTTGCGTATCTCTGCCACATCGGAAGTCCGAGCACCTGCCGCGTGTCGCCGCCGTCCTTTTCCGCGTCCTCGGCGGTCTTGTAATGGCGTATCGGCTCAGGGTTCTTGCCGTCGTCCTTCCACTTGCGGAACAACACGAGGTACTCCGGCATTCCGATACCCGTCAAACTTGCGTCCCTCTGAAGCTGGCAGTAAAGCAGTCTCTGCGTCTTGGTTTTCTGCATCTCCAGTACCGGGTCTGTCCAGATTACTACTTCGCTGTGGTACTGAAATCCCGCCTTTTCAAAGTGCCGAATGATGTCGCCTCGGAAATCATACCATCCGCTTGCGCCGTGGCTGGCCTTGTACCGTGCAAGCTGCTTGCAGTGTACCGCGCAAATGCGGCCGTTCATCAGTACCCGGTACAACTCCGGGATAAGATAGTCGAACTGCTCGAAGAACTCGTCCTCGTTCTTGCAATTGCCCATATCCCGCAGATCGTCCGAATAGATGTACAGGTTTGCAAACGGCGGGCTGAAAATTTCAAAGTGAACGCTCTCGTCCGGCATCTGCCGTGCCACCTCTACACAGTCTCCGTTGTAAAGCGCGTAGCGCTCATTCATTACTTCCTGCATTACACTGCCTCCTTAATCCATGCCGGGAACTTGAACTCGTCTTTTTTCAGATTGAGCACAAACTCCCGTCCTCGCACTGCTTCCGTCTGAAAGTCCTGCATAGCCTGCGCCATGCTTACGGTCATCTCCTGTTTCTGCTGTGCCTTGCGCTCAATCGCATCGAGGATCTCTTTCTCTCCCTCTCCGATCACGCGCCATACGTTTACTTCTTTATCCTGCCCGAAGCGGTAAAACCGCCTTACTGCCTGATAGTAACTCTCATAGCTGTAATCCAGTCCGCAGAACACTGCGTTTCGGCAATTCTGAAAATTCAAACCGAATCCGAAGATAGAAGGCTTGGAGATCAAAACGCGGAATTTCCCGTCGATGAAGTCCACCGCCGCACGTTCCTTTGCATCCGCCTTGTCGCTTCCTCGTATCTCCACCGCTTCCGGAATCGCCTTTTTGAGCTCGTCCGCTTCCTCGTTCTGAAAACACCAGATCACGAACTGTTCGTCTGAACCGCCGACGATCTCGGCGCACCGCTGCACGCGCTCTGCAAGGCTCTTTTTCTTTGCCGCGTGAAAGCCCTTCACGGACAGATCCAGCTTTTCCGCCAGTCCCAGCAGCGTGTTCTTCTCCGTCTGCACAACCTCGTTTTTCTCGTGCAGCTCCGGCAGCGTGTATCCGTCTGCGCGGAATCCAATATCCTTCGGACTGGAAATGCAAACCGCCCAGCTTGCCACCCATCGCCAAAAATCCTGTTCAGCGTGGCCTTTCAGCCGATAGTGTCCGCTGTTTCTCTGGTCTGCCACAAACCAGCAGGAAAGCGCCTCGCTTGAACGCATGATGCCGAGAAATTCCGCGTGGTTCAGCAGCTCCATCAGGTCGTTAGGTGCAGGCGTAGCCGTGCAGGCCAGTTTGAACGGCGTATCGCGGAACGCACCTATAATCTGCCGTTTGGTTTTTCCCATGTAGCTTTTCAGAATCGAGCTTTCGTCTAACACCACAGCGCCGAACTTCGACGTGTCGAACTTGTCCAGTTTTTCATAGTTGGTGATATTCACGCCCGGCGCAATATCCGCATCCATCTCCGCCAAAGTCACCGGCACGCCGAACTTCTCGCCCTCGCGCACGGTCTGCCGCGATACCGCCAGCGGTGCCAGAATCAACGTCGGCCTGCCGGTCTTTTGTGCAGTCTCCTGTGCCCATGCAAGCTGCTGTGCCGTCTTGCCAAGCCCGCAATCCTCGAATAGTGCCGCGCTCCCGGTCTTGCACGCCCAGTCCGTCACATATCTCTGCCACTCAAACAGATTTTCGTGCTTCTCCTGCATGTCAAATCCGCTTTTCGGTCTGCTTTTCAGCTTGCCCTTCAAAAAGTCCTCATACTTCATCCGTTTCGTCCCTCTCCCAAATCTCAACCACAACCCGCGGGTTCTTCGCGTCCACCTCAAAGTGATCTTCAAACCCTCGGATATTCTTCCATCCGTCGTTACTCAGATACCGCGCTTTAACCAGCGCGTCCTGAATAACCTTGCGCCCGAACGCGCAGATATTGTCCTTGTCTCGCCGCCGGTCCTTTTCGTACCAGTGATAGATCATGTACACCGGCTCCTGAATTTCCGCGCCGCCCATCTGCCGCGCTGCATTCATCACAACGGCCTCGCACTGCTTTTTCAGCTTTGCACCGCACTGTCGGTTCCGTCTCTCCGCCTCGATCAGCTCGTTCAGCCCGGGCAGCGTGCCCTTGATCGTAAACTTATAATTCACCTAATTCACCCGCTCGCCTCATTTTCCGTCTGATTTCTTCCTTCTGCGCTCGCCATGCAATCTCCCAGTCCGGTGTTTCCTCCGGTTCCGTCTTTGCTTCCGCCTGCTTTGGCGCGTCCTTGATGCGATCCCAGATAATGCCCTTCCAGTTGTTCGCCATGGAGAGCCGGATAACCTCGGCAACCGCCGACGCTCCGTGGCGCTTTACTCGGTTTTCTATCTCGGTCAGCAGGCTTTTCAGCCCGACTGTCTTGTACGCCTCGCGCCGCTCCTGCTTGTAGGTGATCCAGTCGCGCACCGCAGAAAGCACAGGCTCAGAAAACCGTTCTGCAAGGTCAGGCTCTTTCGGCTTTGGACTCTGCGCCTTTTTCGGCATCTCCGGTTTCGGCGGCTGCTTTGCAGGCGCTTCCTCCCGCTCGCCGCCCTGATACTCATCATACCGGCATACTGTGATTACCGTGTAATGCCGGTTGCTTTCCACCGTGATTTCTCCGGTTTTCTTGAGCTTTCCGAGTGCCGTGCGCACCTGCTTTACCGTTAGTCCGCTCTCGTCTGCAATCCCCTGCAAGCTCGTCACAAACGCGCCTCGGGGAATCTCGTTCCCCATGAACTGGCTTTCCTTGTAGTTTGCCCTCAGCAGGATATGCAGCCACAGCTTGCATGTGGGTACATCCTTGTACCACCCCCATTCTGTGAGCTGTCGGTAAATCTGTATATGCCCGTTCGTCAGCATCCCCTGTCACCTCTATTCTATCGTTAGCGCTTTTACAAACTTGCAATAACTTCGCAATATATCAAACTTTTCGATAAATTTATCATATGCGCTCGCCTTCATTCCCACAGAGACTTGTGTTTGCCTCATGTTTGAAGCGGGCACGATAAACACTTCGCCTTTTTCTCTCCCCTCCGCAATAAGCATAAAAAAGTCGCACGTGGGAATTTTCTTTTCAAGATTATAGCAATACGCCTGTGCTCCGCACGCAAACGTATGCGGTTTGGCGCATTTTACGTCGACTTTTGCTACATCATTCACGAGTAAATCAAACGGGTGCCGTGTAGACATACGTTCCACTGTAAACCCTTGACGTTCTAAAATAGCCTTTGCTCTCGCTTCACCCTCCCAACCCTTTTCAGTATTGCTGTGTGATAGCGGTACTCCGAGCGTCGCAGCCCATCTCCGCACGCCACCACTTTTTGTTACAGCATTCGAAAGCGCGCAGTCCCCCGTGCTTATATTCATCTCTCGGAGTGTCGGCATTGTTAGAGTCCCCTTCGAGTTGATTAGTGTCGAAAGTTCTGCTTTAATTTTTTCTTCCGTCCACTTTTTTCTGTGTGTATTCCCCATTTTTCACCTCAAAACGGGCAGTCGTTCTGGTCGCTCTCGTCCGACATGATGAAGTCGCTTTCCTCTTTCTTCGGCTTGCCCTCGCTCTTGCCGCCGCAGAAGTCAATGCTTTCGCACTGCACCTCCCACGAGCGCCGCTTGTTGCCGTTCTTGTCCTCCCAGTCGCGGCTTTCGAGCCTGCCGGAAACGATGCACATATCGCCCTTGTGGAACCACGTGTGCGCGTGTTCTGCCAGCTTCCCCCACAGAACCACGTCAATGAAGTCACTCGGGTACTTTCCGCCCGCGTCCTTGCGGCTTCTCTGCACCGCCAGCGTGCCGCCCGTAACCGCCGTGTTGCTCTGCGTGTATCTCAGCTCCAAATCCTTGGTAAGCCGTCCCTGTAAGATGATCTTATTCAGCATTTCGTCCTGTCTCCTTTGTGTATTTCTGCTTTTCCTCGCTCCACATGGGATAGAGGCTTTCGAGGTGTTCGCGCATTTCTTCCTTGATTTCCTTGCCGTCGCCCTGGTCCATCTCTCGATGACACTCCGGGCACAGCATAACAAGGTTTGTCGGAATCCCCATGCCGCCGCGTGCCCGGCTGACGTAATGCGCAGCTTGCAGCACACCGCCCTTGCCGCAGTGACGGCAAACACCGCCGTCCCGGTCGTAGCATTCCTTCCATACCGCCGGACTAATGCCGGTAAACCGTGTCTGTCTCCTCATACCCCGCGCTCCTCCGGCTTCCACTTGGCAAGCCATCCGATCACCGTGCTTTCCGGCTCGGTCTCAATGCCCTGTTCCTTGCAGTCCTGCACTACCATGTCAATCAGCCGCCCCATTTGCAGCGTGTTGTAAGTGCTTGACCCGTAGTAGCACATCAGCAAACCGCCGTTACAGTCCTGCGTTACCCATCCGAGCCCCTGCTTTTCCCACAGGTTCGCGATCAAATCGCGCTGCTGCTCGTTGGCGTAGGGGACAATCCTGTAATTGTCCCCTACTTCGGGAATGTACGAACGGTAAACGTCTTCGCGCTTCATTCTTAGCGCCGCCGCAAGTTTGCTCATGCAAATCCACGCATAGGCATTTGCGCGCCCTGAACGCTTGTCATACTTGCGCTTCACCTCCGCGCAGTATAACTTGCCCTCCTTCATCTGCTCGCACTCTACGCGCGCCATAGGCGCGTTCTTGACGTGCAGGCAAAGCCAGCTGCCGTCCTCGTTATGCACGACTCGCGCCTTGTCGAAATCATGCGTCATGCAAGCGCCTCCATCTGTTTCATCCGATCTTCGAGATCAAGCAGCGCCGCGTTCATCTTTACAATGTCGCCTGCATCCTGCTTGTACTTCTCGTTCCACAGCTGCGCCGCTGCGGTCTTGTCGTCCATGATCTTCACGAGCATCCGCTTGACCTCGTTCGCCTTGGCCTTCGCCGCCGCGATCTTCGGGTCTTCCTTCAGCTTTGCCTGTCCGCCCATGCGGAAGCGCTCGTTGCCTTTCTTGTCCACGATGACCAAACCGCTAATCTTACGGCTGTCGGAATAGCTGATTTCCGACACTTTGAACGTCTGGTTGCAGCGCACGCGCTCGCCCTGACTTGTGTACTCTCCGTCTGCCAGTGTAATCCAGATAAACGGAGCTGTGTACAGTTCACGTCCGATACCCCAATTCGTACCAGCCCGCTTGAAACTGTCGCTTGCCTGACCTTTTTCCTTCTCGGTGTTGCTCTCTGTGCCCACATCCTGCTTGGTAATCCACTGCTTCTTGTTGTCGTCCCATACGGACAGGTTGCAGTACAAGCGGCCGTCGATGATGATGTGCTCGCGCTGCCAGTTCGCCGCGCCGTATACCTCGTCAAGGATTGCCATATCGCAGCGTGCGTCCTTGTACAGCAGCAGTGAGCACCCAACGCTGTTTCGTGTCTGCTTCACCTGTGCTACGCGGCATTCAATTTCATCTGCCCGTAGCGTTCTGATTACGCTCATTTCTTAGTCCTCCTCTATCTCGTCTTCTGCTTCCCAGACGCGCTCCCGCACGTCCTGTAAAAAGTTCTTGATCTCATCCGGGAACAGCCCCTCGTACTCCTCGAGGAACGCCCCCATGCGGATTTCTGCCTCGCGCATGTCGTACAGCCGGTTAATGCGCTCCTGATCGTCTCTCTCCGGCGGCTCGAGCGGCGGCTCAATGTTCAGCACGCTGCATCTCCTCCAGTACCTCAATCACCTTGTCGAGCGTTGTCTCCTGCAAGCCGTGATGCCACACGCATTCGCCGTTAATCTCAAAGCACCTGTAGCTGTCCGTGATTTCCCACTTCGCAAGGTATCCGCGATAGAAAACGTTGATACACACCATGCTGTTTTCCGAGTACGCCGAGAACTCAACCGTTCGCGTCTCGTCCAAATCGTCAACGCCGATACACAAGTCCAGCAGCCGGTGCATTGTCTCTCTGTCCATTGACTTTTCCTCCTTTTCGTGATACACTTGCCTTGAAACATTTTTCTTTGCCGCCGAAACGGGATTGCGCTCCCGCTCGGCGGTTTTTTATTTGACTTCTGTTACCTTTCCACCGGACAGCGTGTAGAACGCATCTTCCTTGATGGTTTCGCCGTCCACCTTCACAGCCTGCACACCCAGAACGTGATTTTTATTGTCTCGCTCTGTAAGCACAAGCCAGCATCCACGCTTGCCGCTCGCCTTGCTTCCGCTTCCGGTAACGATAGCAATGCTTTCCTTCCCTTCGACAGTCGCTGCGCTACGGTGGCCGGTGTTCGTCGCTGCGCTCCAGTCGCCGCTGTTCGT